TTCCTGTTGTTAAAATGTTTTGTGCATCCACACCACCTCTTGAAACGTATAAACAAGCATAACCTATTGTGTCCGCAAAAGTAATTGAAGTTTCTCCACCACTTGCCGTGTAACCTTTTGTTTTAACTGGGTTAGCACCTACGATAATAACACCGCTTGGGTCTACCTCCGTTCCTGTTGTATTGTAAGGTCCAGAACCTTGTAAACTTACATTGTAAGTAGCCACATCCTTTACTGGAGCATTTATTGCTAAACTTGATATATTACAAATTCCGTTAATAATTGTTAAACCATCAACTCCATTATCAACCACAAACTTAATTTCTATTGGTGTTCTTGATAATTGCTTCTCAAGCATAAACAAATAAGAAAAGCCACTCAAAGTAATTAACCCATCACAGGTAACACTCCAAGTAGCCACATCGTTTTTATATTCTCTAAACCAAGCACTTGATTGGCTTGTTACCTCTTTTTGGTCTACGTTTACATTAAACGTACAATTTGTACTACACGCAAAAGCGACATCAACCTCTGGGTCAACATCTGTTCTATGCCAATAAAGCATTACGTTATTTCCTATTACTGCTGCCATATTACAAATTTAATCAATTATCCGAATGTTTCTAATATTTCCCCAGCACCACTTATTCTGTATGCTTGGAAGTAAGTATCTGTAACTAAAACTTTCCACCAAATACCAGCACCATTAAATCCAACAATTAACAATTCACTTGAATAGAAAAAATCTCCAACTGAAGGAACACCAGCTTGTTCTAAATAAACTAAGTTACTTGTTAAAGGTGCAGCCAAAGCAGCTTCTTTAGTTACATAACCATTAGACCTAAAGTGTCCAAATCCAGTTAATTCTCTTGATAATGGATTAGTATCATAAACTGTGTTCATAGTAGTTACTATGTTATTAGGATTTATGTCTAATAAAGTAGCCGTCATAACATCATTAGGTAAATCTATTGTTGAATTACCTATTATGTATTTTTTATTTGTTACGCTTATTTGAGCAGGGTCTAAATCAGTTGCCGTTATTCCCATTGCACCACTAAATCTACCATCATCCGTTTCCATACCCATAAAAGAAGCATCCAAGTTAATAATGTTTTTATTTAAGCAGTTTGAATATTGCTTAACTACTAACTCACTTAAACTTCTATATTTTTCATTTGGATATTCTTGTCTGTACCAATCAATCAACATACCACCATTTGAATCGCTTATATATCCTGTGTAGTTATATTTAGCATCATTAATGTCATTGAATCCCATTGGCAAGTCAATATCTAAAACATATTCCTCTACATCGTTTATATAACTTTCGGTAGTAACCTCTTTAAAGAAGCTATCTATCTTTAAGTTAAAATTGCTTATTTCACCTTGCTTAACTGTGTTTTTCCAAAAACCAGCCGAATTACTGCACATAATAATCTCCATATATAAAGAACCAAAAATAGGACAAGGTGCAGCTTCTATTGTAAAATTTACTACTGGCGAAGAACCATAATAAGGATAATAATAATAATGGTCATTTGGGTTTACGGCAATAGACCAACCTTTATCTTGATTTAAAAAATAAGAATTACCACCGACAGGTTGTACTTGTAACTTTAAAAGGAATAATGCATCTGGTGTTCCAGATACAGTTCCTAATGTTGCAAAATCAAATGATAATTTTATTATTTCACTTGGATTTATAAATGGTAAATTATTAGCAGTTACAGATGAAAAGTGTGGGTTAGCAGTTGGATAATCAATAATCCAAGAATTGAATTTTTTTTCTGGTGCTGATTTAACATATATTGTTCCACCATTTCTATTTGCTAACCAAGAAAAAGCATTGCTTACTGTTGGACTTACTACTGTAAATGTTTTAAGATTCCAGTTTGTAATGTAGTTATTAGGATATTCAACAACCTTATTAAACCTAATTTTATTATAACCCTTTTTAATTAACTTAAATTGACTATTGTCTACAAAGTATAAACCGCTTGTATTACTTGAAAAACCTTGTATTTGATTTGTATCGCTTATTATTGAATCATCAAATATAGTACCATCACTATTGTAAATAGTTGCATAATATGAATCTTGTGCAAATTGTGTTAAAGGAACTATGTAAAAGTTTCCTTTTGCTTGGAATAATCTTGAACCAAATGACTTAACAATTCTTGTTAATACATCAAGACAATTAGTTGCTGTTTGATTTTCATTAATAAATGTTGCATAGTTAATATAAGATTGAGCCAAACCATCTGCACTTAAATCATCCGTTCTATTATCCATTCCATCTGCATAAAAACTAACACCACTAATTATTTTATAATCTATTGGGTAATTTATTTGATCTAAAGCAATTGATATAAAATCTTTTGCGCTTTCTACATATACTAACTCGGTTTCATCACTTAATGGCAATGGTATTGTTTCTAACATACCTAATCCATCAATAGCATTAAAATATAAATCTTTGCGACCTGTTGAAAATACATATTGAACGTTATCACTTAATACCCATCCTATAAAATCTATATTTGCACCACTTAACAATTCAACAAAGTACTTTCTATCATTTAATGTAGTAAAGTCAGGCATATCTTCTACATTGTCAGTAACATCTATTGCCACACTTAATTGGCTTACATATATTGGCTCAAAAGCATCATCGCTTCTTGGTATATATTGCAATTGTAAACTTATACAAGGATATTCTATAATCTCTCCATCGTAACCATCCTCATAAATATTTAATACACTTGTAACATCCGATTTAGTTGCTGCCGTGATTCTATATTTTATTTCGTATGCCATTAGTATCCTCTTCTTATATTTAAGTTATTGTTGGCTCTTTGAGTTGCCAAAACCAAATCAGAACCTTTTATTACAAATTGACCTTGTGATGCGTTATTATTAGCTACTCCACTTGGATTAAAACTTGGATTATTATTACCTGCGTTAACAATAGAACCTGCTACTCTTGCGCCACTTAAAGCATTTCCTACTAATCCTAATGCAGCAAACGCACCTTTAAGAGCAGGGAAAGCATTCATAATTTTTTCAAATATTAATGCTTGAATAACCATTGCAGCAATATTCTTACCTATTTGTAAAAAGGCATTTGCAAAAGCCTCTAAAGGATTTTGTCCTTGTTGCATAGCATCGTACATTGCAAATAAACCATTAGTTACGTTACTTGATAAAGTTTGAGCAAATTGAGCATAAGATTGAGTTAAATCATCTATTCTTTTCTTTTCTGCTGCTTCAGCATCAAGTTGAGTTTTATCTTTTTTAAATATACCTTGCATATATGCACCAAAACCGCCTTCTTTTTGTGTTGATTCTAATAAATCTTTAGCTTGTTTTTCAAAGAATGCTTTTCTTTTATCATCTTTTGCTCCCCTTTCGGATGGTAATTCAAATAACTTAAATGATTCATTTTTAAGTACAAATTCAGCTTCTTTAACTCTTTCTTTCAGCTTTTTTACATATTCATCAAGTTTTTTAAGTTCATATTTTGCGTATGCTACTACTTCTGAATCTTTAGGTTCTTTTTTATCAGGTGTTTCAAATACTGATAAAGCAGTAACTAATTCTAAATTTTTACTTTTAGCAGATACAATTTGTTTTTCTAATTCCTTTAGAATTGGATTATACCTTTTGTTAATATTTGCTATTTGTTGTTCAGCAGTTACAACAGAAGCACCACCTCCAGCACCACCACCAGTAATAATATCTCCTTTAACTGCTTTTAATGCTTTATCTCTTTCGGCTATTGTTTTCTTTTGATTCTCATAAATTAAAGATAATGATTGTGCATTATTTTTTTCTTTAGCGTTATATTCTTCTTGCTTAGATGCCATATTGACTAAATGAGTCATATATGTGGTATCAGCACCAATTTTTAATGCTTGAATATCTTTGCTATCCTTATATAATATCTTTAATTTCTTTAATGCTTCTTCTTGCTGAGCAGCAGTTCCACCAGCAATTACACTAACTAAATTTAAACCTATTGTTCTATTTGCTTGTGCTTCTCCAACTACTTTGTATAAATCTTGTGAAATCTTTGCTAATTCTGCTCTAAATTCTTTTAGTTTTTCAGTTGGACCTTTAAAAAACGAAGCAATTTCATCACTAAAAGTAACCGCTAAAGAAGATACAACTCCTAAAGCAAGTCCTATACCAGCTGGACCAGTTAAACCAGCAACCATTGATTGTAATGCTTTTGCTGAACTACCACTTTCTTTTGATAATCTTTGAAACGATTCTAATAAAGGGTTTAAGTTATTTGCAATACCTATAAATCCATAAGGAGCATCTTGTGCAACCCTTGATAAATTAGATAAAGCATTTGTAGCATCACCAGCAGGTCTGCCAACCTTATTCATTTGTTGACCTAAATTGCTAATAGTTGTATTAAGAGTCTTAATTGAATTATTCAAATAATTAATCTCACCAACATTAGTAGCTTTCTTTAAAGCAGCCTCAAATTGTTTTAATAGATTTTCAGCTTTTTGTAGTTGCGATTGTAAGTCAGTTACGTTTGCACCTATTTTAATATTTAAATCTATATTTTCTGCCATCTTTATTAGTTTGCTCCGTACAATTTAAGTGTCCTTGCCAATTGTTCTTGTGTTATCATCACTCTATCTTCTTCAACATCAGTTTGATCTAACTCTGGTATGCTCGAAAAAGCCTTCATTGATTTTGGTGTTTTCTCGGTAGTAGAACTTAAATATACAATATAGGCAAGGTTTCTTGTCCTTGCCCATACAATATAGGCAAGGTTTCTTGTCCTTGCCCATTCGTTTAACTCGTTTCTTTCCTTACCTAAAACGATAATGGAAAAGTCCTTCCAAGTCATATCCCAAAATTCATTTGGTCGTATTCCGCACTCCGCAGCTTTAACTAAGATATCATCCCAGCTTAGCTTTGTTAGGCTTTTTTTTTTCTTCTTCCTTCTTTACACCTGTAATGGTGTGGACTGTACTTTCAACGACATATTTTAAATAGTCAATTATTTGACCTTCTTCGCTAAAAATAGAACCCACTTCATCAATCCATTCACAAGCATCATCTATTGTGTACTCAACTGCTTCTTTTTTACTTACACAAGCAGATTTGTAACCAATATAAACAAGTTGGACTATAACATCTAAACTTGTTTGAGCCGTTGAAAGAACTTTAAAGTACTCATCAATACCGATATTGTTTTGTTTAGTAAACTCACGCATTGACCAAGTACCCCACTTTAGGTGGATTGTGTTGTTGTTAGTTTTTAATTGGAACATAGTTTTTTTTATTTATTATACAGTTTCAGTTTGTGTGATAGGAGGTACACTTACTACGAAAGTTGCAGTAAATTTAACATCATCCTTATCAGCTGCATTAACATTAAAGTTGCTAATGAATACTAATTGACCAGCACCACCATAAGTGATATCACCTGCTGCTGGAGTAGCTTTACCCATCTTAATTGCAAACAAAGTTTGAGCAGCGTGAGCCGTGTACAATTGTTGGTAACTATCTTTAGAAGGAGTACCTGTTTCATCAATCGCAAAACCTTCACATTCAAAAGATTGGTTAAAAGATTGATTTGGAGTGTATTGGTCGCCACACTTAGAAGTTGCATCAATTGTTCCTAAAGTTGATGTCAAAGCATTAGAAGTCAAACAAGCAACTGGCTTGAATGTTCCATCATTGTTAATGTCAGCTAAGAGGATATAATCTCTACCGCTTACTTTTGTTTCTGCCATTTTATTTAATTTTAATTTTGAGTTATTATTATATTATATGTTATCAATACTCTAAAAACGTTATCTAAAGGGTTTAAGCCATCTAAGTTTCTTACACTTTCAACACTCAAACTTGATGCCGTGAATCCGTTTGCCAATGTAATATTGGTGTCCGAATTTATTGCAGTCAAGACTAAGTCGCTTATAGTTTCAGCACGTTTATAACCAAAGTTAGCATTTTTTGTAATAATATCAACTATGATAGTAATTGTATTTGTATAACCTTCTTTGCCTTGATCTTGTGTTGATGTTCTGCCAGTTAAAACAATATACTCATTACCTGCACCCTCTGGAGCAAAACCATCATAAACAACCAATGAAGTTGCACTTGTCAAATTGGTATAAAACCACTTTTTTATCTCTATATTAGGATTTAACATTCTTTAGCAATTTAGTTATTCTTTCAATTAATTTAGGTTTCTCATTTTCAAAAGCAGGTATTAAGAAAGGTTGTGGTCTAATGTTTATTTTAGCAGCATTTTTACCCTTAAATAAAATAGCTAATTCTTCATACCCAGCTGGTACAGTTACTTCTGTTCCTGTTCCAAATTCAATATATGGAGCATATTTTGCCTTTGCGCCAACTGTAAAAACAATTTCTTTCTTTTTGCTATCTTCCTTTAAATAAATGCTATTCCTTAAAAAACCTAAATCAACAGGTGCAGACCTTTTAGCCGAAGATTGAATTGTCAAAGCAGATGCATTCATTTCATCCCTTACTTCAGCTTGTATCTTAACATCCAATTTGTCTAAGTCTTTAAATACATCAGCTAAATTTACCATATCTAAAGTAACCCTATCCATTACTTGTAAATTATTAACTCCAAGAACCTATTTTGGTTCTCTACGTTCTTAATGGAATGTATTGTGTATCTATCGCCTTCAACCTCTACCTCGTAAGAATCTAATATAGTAACTCCAAAACGAATATAAAGCCTGTTTTTTTGGTCAAATTGCAATTCGGACTGGTCTATCTCACGGATTTGATTATCTGGTCTTAAATCACCCCAAACTGTGCTTTGTAGGGCAAATGTGGTTGTGTAACCACCTTGACCATCACTTGTTCTTGTTGGAGCATAGATTAAGACCTCACGAGTCATCGTGTTGGCATCAACGTAGTTTGCTTTAGCTTTTCCTAACTTCATATTATAAAATTGGGGATATTCTTGTCCATCTTTGACACGCTTTCCACGATTTCTCACAAATACCAGAATCACCATCTAATCCTCTATTCTCGTAATCGTAGCTAATTTGATCTAATATGGCTAATTTAAGGTCTTTAGGGATAGTTGTGTAACCAGCCTCATAAGTAGCCTTTAAATTGGCATATCTTGGAAATACTAATTTTGGGAACTCATTACCTATTAATTGTAGGTTAGGAGTTGTAACCTCTATTCCGTTTTGCTCCATATCAAACAATTCAAACGTATCAATGTCAATTGGTCCGAAAGGAATCTCAAAATTGCCACTAATATTGTTAAAATAAGTAGTTATGTCTTTTGGTATTAAACTCAATCCTGTTGCCACTTCAATAGCTTCCCTTGCTTGTGTAATCATTAACGTAATCAAAGTATCTTCAGCACTTGTAGTAACACGGCAATACAATTTCGCCTCTGCTAAAGTAACTGGCTCTGTTATTGGTGCGATAGGAACTGCACTAAAATCATTAATATAATTATTATAAGACATACCCTTTTTTTACAAAATTACTTAATTTATTCC